CACAGCGGCTCCGAATTTCGGTAGTGCGAGCGGCGCGGTTGCGTCGAAGATTTTCTCGTTGCGCTTGTCCCCGTCCGGGCGCTGAATCATCTGGAAAAAGTTTTGCTGCGGGCGCACGCGCTCTGCCACTTCGCGCCAGTGGCCCTCCCAAATGCCGCGCGTGGACGAAAGCTGCTCGTGCTCGCGGATATATTCTTCGACGCGACTGTCCATGAATTAGCCTGCGGTGTTCGCCGGAACGCCGACGACGGAACAGGTCACGCCGGTGGATGCGCCGGCCGCCGCGCGGATCGGTCCGGCAGGGGCGCGGAAGTTACCCATCTTGCCTGCCGCCAGCGAGAGATCGGTTGTGGTGGCGTAGTTGATGACGTTGATCCAGGCGCCGCCCGGCCCCTGAATCTGCAGGCCCACGTTGCCGGACGATGCCTCGACGAGAAACACGCCGTCGCCGCCCGGCCAGTCCTGGGCAGTGCTGTTGCCGGTGCCGGTGGCGCCGGTGAATAGATCCAATCGAATGCGACGTGCCATGGTGTCCCCCTATTTCGATAGAACGGTTGAGGCCGCGCCCTGACGGCGTAGCGCTGCGTCTTGCTGGTTTTGCCTGAGCAGGGCGCTGTCCTGCTGCGTTGCGCCGACGGCGCGCTCGGTGAATTTGTTGACGAAGTCCACGTTGTTCGGAATGTCGTATGTGTCGACGGCGAACTTATCTCCACCGAGGTTCACGACGTTGCGCGCGGCGTTTCTTGGTGCAGATTGATACTGCGCGACGGGGTTCATGTTCACGGTACCGAATGCCGGAGCTGCGTCTTGCACGATCAATTGCGGCTTGGATGGCGCCCCACCAGGCAACGAGCCCGGTTGCTGGCCGTAGTAGACGCGCCCGGCCTGTAGATCGTTCATGAACCGATCCATGTACTGCTGGCGCATCTTGGGCGTCATCGTTCCCGCAATGGATGCCGACACGCCAGGCTGCAGCGCCTGCAAGTAATCGTTGAAGTTGAATTCCTCGCGCTTGGGTGCGACGCCCATGTCCTTTGCGAACGCTTCATAGCTGCCGTACTTCAGGATGCCGTTCACCGGATCGAAATCCAGCAAGCCCTGGTAACCAGCTTTCTGCGAGAAGTTCTTCGGCTGCTCGGCCACGGTTACGATCCCAGCAGCTTTGCGGCGGCCGATACCGATCCATCACCGAGCGATGAGGTTTCCCCATCGGTCAGGATCGTCGAAGCACGGCCTCGGCGGCGGCGGAGTTCATTCGCCTGGTTCTCGGCGGACACCTCAGCATCCTCGCGCACAGGAGGAGGCGGCGGCGCGGGCGGGGGTGGAGGTTGTGGTATCTTCGGTTTGCTGAATAGGCCGCCCATAATTACCCCATGATGTCATAGTCGTCGATTGCGTACGCCGAGCGAGGCGTCCGCTGTGGTTGCGCAGTGATCGCCTTGCCTTCACCTCCGCCGATACTCAAGTACTGATCGGCGTCGCATACGTGTGAAAACATGTTCTTGTCCGGCACATCCTGGAACCGCTCATCGCCGGATACTTGAATGCGCTTGTAATGATAACCCCCTGCATATCCTTTACGCAAGGTGGGACATAATTTCGGGTTCAACAGCATGCCAGGCTCGCCGTCGATCAGGCGTTTCATGGGGTCGCGCACCGCTTCAATGCGCAATGTCGGGCTGTTTGTACTGGCCGGCTTGGCCTCGATGCCATTGGCCCGCAGCAGGTCGAACGTCGTGCGCTCGTCGTCACCGCGCGCATTGCCGGCCGGGTCGCCAGTGATCGCGCCCAGCGTGAATCCCTCGTAGTGCTTGGCGATGTGCCGGCGCACCTCCTGCGCGAAACGGATGATGCCCATGTTATCCGTCACCACCTCGGAGTGCTTGCGCCATTGACCGTTCGGCATGATCTGGCCGAACACGGCGGCAGGCGTGAGGCCGAAGTCCATGCCAAGCAGCAGCGGCAAGCGCTGGATCGGCGAGAACTCCCGGCAGTGCACCGAGTCCCGGTACTCCGGATAGACCGGCTTGCCATCGAGCACGAAGCCGTATTCTCCCTGCACATAGACGCGCACCCATTGCTCGTCCTTGCCGGCCTTGGCCTTGAGGTAGTAGCCGGGCGGCAGGTTCGGCAGGTTCTCCGCATCCGGATGCTCGCCGCCAGGCTGACGGTAGAAGTCGAACAACCGCTGGTCGTGCCGCAGCGCGCCGGACATGCGCAGCTGCTCCTCGATCTCCCCCATCGTCTCATGCAGCAGGCGATTGCGTTCAGTGCTGGTGTCCTTTTCGGACAGCACGTACCACCAATGATCCTGATCTGGCGGGTTCGTATCCATGAGGATTTGCGGGTCTGTGCAGCCGAACTCTCCATCGCGCGGGGGGAAGCGGCCAACACGCCCCGTCAGTCCGTCCAGGATCGCCTTCGGCACCTCGCGCGCCTCGTTGATCCAGGCATCGGACAGCTCGAGCGACAACAGCTTGCGCACGTCGTCAGGCCGGTCCAGCGCGATGAACATCACCTCCCAATCTAGCTTGCGGGCGTTGTCGATGATGTGATGCGTCGGCGGCCCGGAGTCGCGCCAATGCCCGACGGCGGCCGGGATCCATTGGTGCCAGGTCTTGATCGTGGTGGTTTTCAGTTCCGGGTAGGTGTTCCGGATGATCGCGGTGCGACGGCGGCGCCAGCCATCCCGCAGCGGCGCCTGCTTCTGTGCATTGCGGATAAGCTTCATGACAGCGGCGGTGGACTTGCCGGAGCCGATAGGTCCCATGATGCCGCACACGAAGGCGTCGGACGCGAGGAAGTTGCGCGCTACCGGCCCCGGCGGATAGTAGTGCGTGCCTGACTGCTGCTCGGCTTCGTTCTTCGGCGCGCGGCGGTCAGCCATTGGTCAGTGCCTCGGTGGCCGCCATATGCGCGAACATCAGCGACGTCATGCGCTTGCGTTCCCAATTCCAATCCGCGCCATTTCGATCAGCGCGCAGCCAGAACCCCTCCGCCTCCTCGCCGCCGGTGATGGTGTAGGCCGGGAAGTTCGCAGCAAGGTCAGAGATGACTTCGTCGATGGAGTTCATGGCTGCTTATAGCTAAGAACAGCTGACCTTGCCTTTTCAATGTCAAAGCGTTCGGCGCGATCCGTGAAGTCGAAATCAACCAGATAGCCGTCATCACCTCGGGCGCGGAACTCAACTTTCGTGTTATCGCCAAGGTCAATGATTTTCTCGCTGACAATTTCTGTTATGCAGAAACTCCCTCTCATGACGCCACCTTGCGCGTGAGCGCCTCGTTCGCCTGCGCCGTGTTGATCTTGCCGGCCTTGAATGCGAAGAACGACACAGCCTCACGGAACGCCAGCAGGAACGTATCCCAACCGTCGAAATAGCCAGTGTACTTGTAGCCGTTCATCTCGATGTGCAGCACCCATTTCGGCGTGCCGGCAATCGGCGAACGCTTGATGAGAATGTCCTCAAGGTTGAATCCGGTGAATTTCTGCGCGCCGATCATACTACCCCCAGCAGGTACAGCGCCGTGTACACCGCAGCGAAGCCGAGCCAGGCGAATGCGCCGTGCCGTTTCAGGAATTTCATTTCGTCCTCCTACATGTGGATGTTGATGTTCAGGATGCCGTTCAATCCTTCGAGCGGGTTCGGCGTCTCGCGCCAGCCGCCCTGCGCCTTGAGGTAGAAAATCGCCGCGCCCAGGTCGTTGCCCTCCGTCGCTCGCTTGAACAGCGTCGACGCCACCTTGCCGATGGCCAGCACCTTCGCTCGGTTGAACTCTTCGCCGTAGTGCTTTCGGAACGTGTCCTCGTCGATCTTGAACAGCATGGCGATTTGCGCCTGCGTGCAGCCCACGGCCGCGAGTTGCGTGACCTGCTTCATGGTCTCGTCCGACGGCACATGCGCAGCAATGCGGCCGTTCTCGTCGCGCGCCTGCGTGCCGCGTTTCGTCGCCACAGCGGTCCTACTCATCGCGCTGCAGCTCCGCGGTCTGGCCGGTGTACGCCTCCCAGCGCGACACGATGACGTCGACATAGGCCGGATCCAGTTCGATCAGCCGAGCCTGCATACCGAGGCGTTCGGACGCCATGAGCGTGGAGCCGGAGCCGCCGAACGGGTCGAGGATAACATCACGCGGCCGCGCCGAGTGCTTGAGGTGACGCTCGATGAGCGCGACAGGCTTCATGGTGGGATGGAAGGCGTTGCGCTTCGGCTTGTCCTCGAGGAACACGGACGGCACAACCTCCTGCACATGCGCCGCGCCATCGACGATCATCGTCTGGTTGCCGAGCTGAATCTGCCAGCGGCCGTCGGGCAATTCGACAAACGGCGAGCCATCGCCAAACTGCTGGATGGTGGTCTGCTTGCGGCCGCCGTAGAAGCGATGCGCGGAGCCCTTCTTCCAGCCGTACAGGATAGGCTCGTGCTGCCATTGGTAGTCGGAGCGCCCGAGCACCAGCGCATCCTTGCGCCAGATGAGGCAGCCCGACAGCTTGAAGCCGGCTGCAGTGAATGACGCCCGGAAGTTCAGGCCCTCCGTGTCCGCATGCGCCACATAGATCGCGGCGCCCGGCTTCATTGCGTCATGCACGCCCATGAACGCGTCCAGCAGGAACTGCCGGAACTGCGCGTCGCCCATGTCGTCGTTCGCAATCGCGCGATGGCCGTCGGCCTCATAGGCCACGTTGTACGGCGGATCCGTCCACACACAGTCGGCACGTTCGCCACGCATCAGGCGGTGATAGTCAGCGAGCTTGGTCGCATCGCCACACAGCACGCGGTGCGGCCCGAGCAGCCACACGTCGCCAGGCTTCGCAACCGGGTCGGTCGGCAGCGGCGGCGCGTCGTCCGGGTCCGCAGCGCCAGGGTCGTCCTGGAACATCGCGCCCAGCTCCTCGATGGAGAAGCCGGTGATATCGAGATCGAAGCCTTCGAGCTTCAGCGATGCCAGCTCGGACTGCAGCAGGTCGAAGTCCCAGCCCGCATTCTCGGCCAGCTTATTATCCGCCAGCACCAAAGCCCGCCGTTGCGTTTCAGACAGGCCGGCAAGCTCGATGCAGGGTACGACAGCCATGCCGAGCGACGTTGCCGCAGCGAAGCGCCCATGGCCCGCAATGATGCGATTGTCCTCGTCCACCAGCAGCGGGTTGGTAAACCCGAATTCGTTGATCGAGCGAGCAAGCTGCGACACCTGTTCAGGCGAGTGCGTACGGGCGTTTCGCTCATACGGCACCAACGCCGCAAGCGGCAATTCTTTGTATTTACCGAATGGTACAGAAACCGGACCGGGTTTTTCGACAGGTGCATTCATGAGGGGAATCCTAAGTCAGTGGTGAGATTTTCGCAATGGTCGAGGCGAAAGCAGTGTTACACGTGTTACGCGTGTTACACCGTTACACGTAGGTTTTGAAAAGTCTGGCTGCGGGTGCGCGTGTGTGCGTGCGCATGTATTAGTAAAAGTAACGTGTAACATGTGTAACATGCGTAACATCATTGATTTCATTGAACTTTTTTCCTGTAACTTGTTACACGTGTTACACGTATTCGGACGATTTCAAGATTTCCGGTGCCAAACACGCAGAATCCTGCTTCCGTCGCGTGTTACACGTTGCTCCCATTGGAGCGACCGCATCACACGCCCAATTCGCTTCTGAGCCATCTGGTCGTGCTTGCTAACATCGATCTTGAGGCAGTCGATCATGATTTTCGTGGTGGTCGTGTTGAAGCGGCCAATCAACCACTCCTCGATGGTGGACTCCCACACATCGACATCGCGGCGCTTCTCCACCTCAGCGCGCTGGTCATCCTCCGGAACGTCCCACCAGGAGCCGCCAGAATTGAACAGATGCACGGCCTCGGCAAATAGCTGGTCGCGGTTTCGGCGCATCCAATCGTGATCGATGACGCCGCACAGCACCGGCCAGAAGCGACGGGCGCCGGTGTCGTCGCGCTGCCAGTCGTCACGGTTGGTGGTGCATGCGAGCACGGTTTTACGCGGGTGTGGCTCGGTGTTGCGGCCGTATGCCTTGCGGTATTTGTCGACTTGGCACGAGATGATGCCCTTGACGCGCTCCACCTCGGCTCGGGTGAAGGAATGCATTTCAGAGATTTCGACGAGCATGTGGCCGTCGAGCACGCCATAGAAATCCTTCGTGAGCACGGACTCGTGGCACTCGGCAAACCACTTGCCGCCGATAATCGATAGCGCGGTGGATTTGCCTGCGCCCTGGGAGCCCTCGAGCACAGGCACGGTGTCGACCTTGCAGCCTGGGCGCAACACACGCGCCACCATGGACACGAACCAGCAGCGTCCGACGGCCCGCGTGTAGGCGTTGTCGTCGGCTCCGAAGGCTTCTGTCATGAGATAGGCCAGGCGGTCCACGCCGTCCCATTTGTGCGATGTGAGGTAATCGCGGCATTCGTTGCGCACGTTGCGGAAGGCCGCCACCAGCGCGGCGTCGTGGCAGGTGTTCACGCCGATGCGCGTGAGCCCAATATGCCGTTGCAGGTAGAGCTGCAGTAGTACGTCGTCGGAGTCGCGCCATGTGCGCTCGCGGCCCTGCCATGTGGTGACGATGGCGTCGAGAAATTCGTCGTACCAGATTTTGCCGGCGAGATCGGGATCCCGCTCAATGACGCGCACCACATTGTCGAGGTTATTCAGGAAGCCCGATTTGTTGGACTCGAGGATCGCCATCCAATCGACACCGCCAACGAATTTGGCAGGCGGTGGAGCATCAGGAGGCGGCGCTGGCGTGGTGGGCTGCACCGCAGGCACGTTTTTTTTATGCCGTTGAGGGGTAGCCTTGGGCTTGGCTGAAAAAATCGCCCGTACAGCGTCCAATCCATCTGATGCATGCAGGTCGTTGAAGTCGGTACCGCGGCCGCGCTCACCTGCCCACACCGGGATGACCACGCGCGCCTTGATTGCCTCGCCCGCCTTGGCGGCATACGTCACGCCGGGATTGCCGTCGGTGAAGGCGTCGTCGTCGGCCGCTATGGTGATGGCGGCATTCGGCAGCGCCTTGCGGATTGTCTCGGCCACCGGCTGCAGGTTGCCGGCGTTGAACGCGACCACCACGCAATGTCCGGTAGCCTGGTGGATGGACACGCCGGTGGCATAGCCCTCGCAGATCACGACGTTATCGCCAGGCGTGCCGATGACGTGGTAGGCACCACCAGCAGGGCTGCCTTTCAGGAAGCGTTTATCGCCGTCAGGCTGGATGCGTTGCAGGCCGACGATGCGTCCAGGGCCGTGCCGCAGCGGGATGAGCAGCTCGCCGTCTAGCTCGCGCGCGCCGATACCT